TTACATCCATGTCCTTCAACTCGGCAGCGTCCCAAACAAACGTTGTTGGTACAAATGCGCCAGTGTTATCTCCCTGTGCCATTACTGCATCCTTTCTGATGTTGGACGCGTAAACGCTATAAGACCCTCAAGCTGAAAATCAGATGACGATATAGCTACATCCTTCATCTGAGCATCATCAAGGTAGATACGAATCTGTACGCATTCACCCTCAGTCTGAAAATAGACTGGATGCCATAGTCTATTTTGTGAATTCTCTAATGGATAAAGCTCGAAAGGATACGTCTGTAGATTGTTGTCTCCCAGGATTGCACCTGTTGCTTGACCACTCTCTATCATCGATAACTGAGTCGACGAAGGATAGTAGTCTACAGTTACTTCACCGTCTGAAGTCTTCAAAACAGCAAATGAAATCTTAGCTAGATAAAAGTTTTTGCCTTTATCAATGTAGAAGTTCCACTGCTTTGAAAGGATATCTATTTGAGAAACACGAGCTGCTCTTCCACCGCCTTCATAAGTTCCTGTAAGTGTGGTCCCTAGAATCCTTACGGTATCTGAATCAATAACCTCTACTGAGTATATTCCAGAGCCTGTCATCGTTACGCCCTGCGTATCAATTAACTTAATATAGCTACCATCGTTCAATGTATGGTTAACAATAGTACAGTGAGCATCAGCACCAACGTTTTCAAGTTGCGTGATTTGCATGGCGGCTTCATTTGTAGATATCTCTGCATCACAAATAAAAACGAACCCTTGCTGATTACCGGCTATTATCTGTCTAAACTTTGTCTGCCTAGAACCACTATCCCACATAAAGTTAGCTTGACCCCATGTCAGTTCAGTTGATTCCCATGAAGTAGCAGCCTGCTCCTCGTAATACCCAAAAGCAGTTATCGTATCATCAGCAGTTGCCCATGAGTCCCCTATATAGTTATATATAAGAACCTTATCAGGAAATGTTTGCGAGTCGGTATGAGCGTTAATCGATGGGAAAGCCCAATAGACAACCTCAGTAAAGTAATCCCTAATCCCAGAGATCCTTTTAAGACCTTCATTTGCATTTCTTATTTCAAAGATCTGGTCCGAAATATCTTCGTTAATTTTTGAAACATTGGCTCCAGAGCAACCATGTATAGCTGTTCTTCCAACTGTAAATACTGCCTTATCAAATGGTACGGGAGACTTAAGAGACTTAGAACCGAGCTCTGTATTAATCTTCTGCCATACAAACGGTTGAATCTGATTACCTGTATATGCTAATTCCCACGTACTTCTCTCAAAATAAACAATTAAACGATCCTTAATGAATTCTGCAGACTCTATCTCTTCTTCAGTAGGAGCATCTATAAAACCTGCACCGTCCGATCTTTTTGTTGTGCCACCTATTGTCCAAGTTTGACTTCCCTCTAGCCAAGCACTGGATACAGCACTCGCAACATTATCAGGTACATCTGCAGGAAATGGAGTACCATTGTGAGAAAAGCGACACCGATTAACATGCTCAGAATTAGTTCCCGCAGTAACATCTCTCTCTATTGTGTTTAATAGGATTAATCTATCTTTGAACGGTAAAATAATTTTGGCCGACTGAACATATCCATCCGGAAGATTGGCAGCAACTTCATAAACAGGTCTAAATTCTGACCATGTACTATTTCTGTATGCATACATTGGATCATCACCTGCTACCGGTACCCCAATTGTCGCATTGAAATTTGATATAAATAACGCTGTCTCGTCAAGGGTTCTACCAGTCCAGTTAGTGCTCCAAATAAAGTCTGAATCACTTCCCTGTAGGACCACGGTTCCGTCTCTTTGCCATGAGGCGCCGTTAAACCTATAAATAAACTGCTGATCGAACGCATAGGTTGGATTGTTGGCAACTTTGTTTTCCTCAAAATGAGATAGGGCCATAACAGGCATAGCAGGATAGAAGTAAACTGGCCTTGCGAGCGCTGCTCCAACAAAATTATATACACCAGTCGTTGTGTCATAAGTCATGGTTGTAGCGCTACCAGTAGTAATCATAGTTCCGGGATTGCCAGTTTCAACAACGTTATATATATCATCACCTATCGAAAACATCTGCCCTACAGCAAATACAGCCCCCGGAACAGTTCCAGATGCAGCTCCAGCTCCGTCCGTCGTATCGGTACTGATTCTTAAACGAGAGTTAAGTTGATCAAGCTGGGATACAGCACTTGTTGGTGCCATTAATTCTGATCCAAACCGTTTTCTAACTATACCTTTATGTACGTAAGCATTATTAAGACGAGTATATGCATCCTCAGGTATCTGCCATGCTTTAATATCTGTAACGAGGCCGCTCTTCATAGGGGCAATTAAAAAACGATCATATGCCATATTAAACTCCTATAATTGTATAGAAGAATTTCTTGCTAGCATCTGCAGTGTTAAACACTGTTACATTTGTTGTTGTATAACTTTGATAAAAAAGAACACCAGTCTCTCCGGTACTACCCTCTCTTGTAACACTTACGTTATATACAGTAGTTAGAACTGGTATTCCTGCACCGTTAGCAAATGTAGCTACGGCCGTCGTATTTGCATTAACTGTTCCTGATCCCCACATAAAGATTATCCCAGAAGGAAGAATCGCGTAGCCCGTTTCGGCTTTCTGGGCTGCCGTAAATTCATAAGTTGAACCAGCACTCTCATGAGAAAAAACTAACTCAGGATTTCCAGTAAGGGCTGATGTTTGACAATACATCCCAACTTCTCCAGCTGACGTTGTAGGAACAGGCGCCTGAACTGGGAACTCAACAAACGAATGCTTACCTTGTCCAGATGCATCGAATGTAACATGGTTTACATCAACAAGAGTTTTGGTTCCTCCAAAGTTATTAAGAAGATCATCTTGAGACTGAGATAATAAGTCGGTGGCTAAAGGGATGTTTGACTTATATGCCATCGCACCTCCTTTCTAATACGTAATTGTAAATAAGTAGTTTTTAAAACCATTTTTTCTTCCTATCCTTCCATACTCTTCCTATAAGTAACACGAGTATTATTCCAGAAATAACTCCCACAATTACCTCTGTATCAATCTTAGAAAGTATCTCCGTCACCACGATCTCTTGCTCCTCTCTCGCTATAAATAGTTGCCGCTCGTTCACTGCTTTGCTGAACAACTAGCTTTTGTAAAACCAATGATCGTTGCCTTAAAAACTCTGGCATTATTGCTTGTACACTTTCAACATCCATCCTATCTTCAAATACCTTTTTTGATGCGCCATAAGCAATATATTGCCACCATTGAGAAATGTCAGGCGTGTCTGTGTTACTTAAAAGCTCGGTAGGTCTCTTGAAAGCATCTATCTCTACCCGATAGCTTTTATCTGGGATAGGCCGAAAGGTAAACTTGTGGTCCTCAAACATTACTATCGTTGGCCTTGCAGACTGATATATATATGCCTGAGAGAAGACATCCTTACCACTTCCAGGAGCTACAGGAAAAACAAACGAGAACACTCCGGTAATATAATTAATTGTTCCTACACTCACCCCTGTATCTGGCACAACCAAATCACCAGTTGTAGTTATAATTCCCGTAGCTCCATCGGTTCTAGGTACGTCCTTCAGGACGATTCCATTACCACTCGAATCTATCGAAGTAAACGCAACAGTTTCCGCCAGGGCCGGGACAGTAGAAAGAGTTCCAGTAAAAGACGTTGTTACCCCGTCCCCTGAGTCAAAAGCGTTAATTGCCTCATATTGTGGGTACTGACGAAAAAATTGTTCACGTGACTGAGTAAATTCTATTTCATCCCCCCCAACGTACACAGGTTTCTGAACACTTAGATAAACGTTCTTAAAATTAAAAAGAGGATCAGTACTGTTTACCGTATTGGTTTCATACACGTCTACATTGGGCATGAGAAAGAATGTAAGTTTATTATCAACAGTGAATTCCGGGAAATCATAAAGAACAAATGTATTAACATAGTCATCTATCTGGCTATCTGTTAGCTGTGAGCTAGATGGACTGCGAGTTAGCCTGCGTATTTTAGTTCTAATCGATGTGAGCGCAGAAAGTGTTGAATCCGGGGTTGCCATCACTTACTCCTAAATTTTAATTTTGAACGAATACGCAGGCTAAACATTCTATACTTTTTCTACGGTTATAATTGATTGATCAGCAGTTGCAAAGTCTTCTGGATCAATAAACTCAAGACTCTGAAAGCCAAATCGTTGCTTCTTCTCACCTATTACTGCAATTGATTTACCATTCTCATTTACAGCGTTCTTATGTATTGGATACCACCCATTTTTATTTAGATGTTTTGCTATCCCTAAAGGTACTCGGCAAACTTCGCCATCGTTAAGTTCATATCTCGTTACTGGATCGCCCTTATACTTCTTATGAACGAACTTCATCATAGAACCTGGGCACTCATGGTAATTAAATATTCCCTTAACCATCTCGCGATCTTTATCTCGTTGATAATTAAGGTTCTTTTTTTGAGCCTTTACTTGCAAGGCTGACTTAGGTTTCTTTTCTTCCATCTTATTCCTTCTTTTAGGTGCACGCTGTGCTAATTACTAAGTCGACTTAGTAATTAGCACAGCGTGCACTGTAGACGCTCTTTTACGCTATATCTGTTGCAAATGATTTACCTGCAACCCATTTAATAACGTCTCCGTTTGTTCCACCGGGGCTACCTAATGCAACTGCTGCGGCCGCACTTGTACCAAGAACCATACCGATGAAAGCGGTATTGCGAGTGGCATCGTCAAGTAAGTTCACATAAGCCTCATTAACTGCCTCACCTACAGGGATAACCTGTGCAGGTGTGTATGGGGAAATAGCAGGAAGAGGGAAATTAAATGCTGTGTAACCAGTTGTATCAACATTAATAGAAAATGTTGAAGCAGTTAGATTCGTTACAGTAACAAGCTGTCCATTAAGTTGAATCATTCCATTTGTTGAAGGAACACTCATCCTCATTTGTTGTCCTGTTGTATATCCATGATCAACAAGCGTTGTAACAACACCAGCAGCTGCCTGCGAGATGTTTGCAATAACACGCTTTTTCGGATACCACATGTTGTAAACAGTTGTGTTTGGAGCTATGAGTCTGTAGAAACCAGCACCTGAAATAACTCCAGGAGCTGTTGCAAGTGTATTAGCAAGTCTAAAACTCGTATCCGCAGTAACTGTATCCACTGTGAAATCTAGACCATCAATTGTGTCATGAGCTGTGTTTGAGATACGTACAACAGAACCAGCAATCATAGTTCCTGTATCAGCTGTGCTATAAACAGGCTGAGTTGTATTGGTACCACCTGTAACTGCTACAGCGCCACCAGGTTCTCTATTAGACGAATCAATAAGAGAAATACCCCTATAG